TTCGTGCGGCGCTACGCACACAGCGGCTCAGCGGGGACCTGCGGCGCCCGAGGCGCGTCGGGCGAGCGACGACAGGCCGAGCATCGCGGAGCTACAGCGCATCGAGCGCGACCATCTGTCGCCGGCACCGTGGGAGTCGCTCGACTGGTGGACGCTGGCCGACCGCGCGAAGATTGCCATCCGCAACGCCGCTCCGGTGCTCCTCGAGATCGCTGCGGCGGCGCTGGCTCGGCAGGCCGCCATGACGGCGATCGAGGAAGACAAGTCGGGCTCTCGGACGTGGGAGGCGCGCTGGGATGCCGTGTATGCTGCCGATCGGGCCATCAGAGCCGCGCTCGCCAAGGTCCGCCCGTGACCGACCTTGCGCAGTTGTACGAGGCCGCGATCCTGCGCTGGGGCGATGGCGAGACCCCCAAGGCGACCGACCTCGAGAACGAGGTCCACGAGCTCCAGGAGCGGCTCTGGGCCGCTGGCCCGCTTGGCGACGGGACCGAACAGCTCGCCCTCGGCGTGATCGAGTACATCGGCGGCTCGTTCGAGACCGAAGACGCGGAGCACGCGGTCGAGTGCCTCGGGAAGGCGATGGTCTGCGCGGCCGGCTACGCGTACCAGCACGGCCTGGCGCTTGCGCCGATCCTGGACCTGGCGCGCGCGCTCACGCGCCGCGACGACGTCCAGCCGGTGCACGGGGTGACCCGGCTCGCGGCGCTGGAGCGCCAAGACCTGGTCGAGTCTCATCACGTGGTCGCGGCGTTGGGGCTGTGCATCGCGAAAGGGACCGACGACTGCGAGATCGTGCACGGCCTGACGATCGAGCCCCACGGCGTGTTCCTGACGATCGGCAGGGAGATGCTGGAGCGCAACGATCCAAAGCTGCAGGCTGCCCTCGCCGAAGCGGTCACGTCATCCCTGGAGCCGGCCGCCAGGGTCCGGCTCGCGAAGGGGCAGGTTGGCGAGTGGCTCGCCGGCATCGATCGCCGGATAGACGCGGTGGCCGAGTTCCTGCCGGCGCAGCACGTCAACCCGCTCGGGATCTGCCCGCAGTGCGCGGCGCCGATGTCAACCCTCGATGGTACGGGCTACCGATGCGAGAACGGACACGAGCTGACCACGGAGCAGATGCGCGCCCTCCTTCGTGCGAGCACTGCAGAATGAGGCAGCGCTACATGCTGACCGTCGGGCGAGACCTCGTGCTGTGCCTGACCTGCTGGATCGACGGAGTGCGCACGATGCACGTTGACAGCGCCGCCCAGTAGTCTATGCTGGCGCGGTAAACCAAGGAGCAACGATGCCGAACACGGAACCGATCAGGATGGCGAACGGCGGGATCCCGCGTCGCCTCACGTTCGATCTGATGCGCGAGATGCACATGCACATCTGGCGCACGACCGGACGGAAGCCACACGATCACACGATCCGCTGCACGAAGGCGCATCGAGACGCCTATCTCCAGATGTTCGGAGACCGGCTCACCGCGGCCACCATCATGGAACCGGCCTTCGATGGTGTGCCGATCGCGGTCGATCTGGTCGATCTGGTCGGTGCAGTGCCTGCCGACCAGATGGAGTGGTTGCTGGCAGGGCAGGTTGTCGGCGTGCTGGCCGACCTGCGGGCCGGTGGCGGCTAGCCATGGTGGCCATCCCACGTCGAATCAAACGCACGAGCCGGCTGGCCTACGAGGGCCTCGTGGCCTCGGGCCAGCTCAAGGGCAAGTGCCAGCGCTACTTGTCCGCGCTGATCGAACACGGTCCAGCTACGAGCGGTGAGGTGATTGCCGAGATCAGTTCGCGCGACTACATCATGCGGAACGTCAACGCCGAGCGCGGCCGGTTCACCGAGCTCCAGGCGCGCGGTCTGATCCGGCAGATCGGCGAGCGCCCGTGCAAGATCAGCGGCCGGCTGTGCATCGTGTGGGCGCCGACCGGGCGCGACACCCCGCTCGACGAGGGCCGCAAGCACGTGGCGACCAGCCGGGCAGCGGAGTGGCAGGAGAGCGCGCGGCAGTGGCGGCTGATCGCAGACCGCGCGATCGATGTCATCGTCGGATCGAGCGAGGACGCCGGAGCCATCGTGGTCGCCGAGTACCAGGCGCTGGCCAAGCAGGAGCGAACGCGCGAGCGGCGGCGAGGTCGATCGTGACATTCCGCGCGCTGCTCGCAGCCATGCAGGAGTTCGCGACGGCGAATCCCGACCACGAAGCGCTCGACCGTCAGGTTGTAGTTCGGGTTGGCGTCCCGAACGGCGATGACGACGAGGATTTGCACGTCTGTGGTCTGCAGTCGGCGATCGTTGATGCTGGTTGCACGGATGACTTCGCGCTCGTTCTCGACGCCGACCAAGAGCCGGAGGATGACGAGTGACCGCGTTCGTCGGCCACACCTCCGACCAGACGCGGTTCCTCGCCGAGCGGCGCCGCCTGATCGCCCAGCGGGTTGCCGTCATGCAGGTGCGCCGCAAGGGCAGGCCGAGCCCGGAGCGGCGCGCCAAGCTGGTGGTTGCGGCGCGCGCCCGCTGGGCTGCCGATCGCGAACGGCTCGGGCTGGAGCCGCGCGACCGGACGATCGAGCATGGTGGAAGCCCGGACTACGAGATGGACCAGGTCCCGGACTCGCTCACGGAGGACAGGTGACGCGTCCGCGTAACGACGGGCGGCCGATGCTCGAGCGCTGCCGTGAGGCTCGCAAGTTGTCCGGATACCCTGCGCACGAGCGAAGCCATGATCTCGTCGAGGCTCTGGGTGCTGCCATGACAGTCGTAGAGGCTGCGATTCGCGCACACGATGACGCACGATTCGCGCCGGATCTTGCGCTTGCGGTCGAGGCGATCCGCCGTGCCGCCCCACGGTAAACCCCCGGTGACACGCGCGAGCGCCGGTGGTACGCTGGAGACGGAGCCATGGAAGACGAACCACAGAAGCGCGGGCGCCCGCCCGCTCACGTGCACCGTGCCAACTTGGCGCGCCTCGAGAGCCTGATCGTCGAGGGCTACACGATCGAGCGATGCATCGAGTTCATGATCGACGAGGGCCGCACCGACAACGAGGACACGGTGCGCCGCTGGCGAGCCGAGGTCTTCGCGCGCTGGACCAAGGAGGACATCGAGCTCCGACCGGCCCGCCGCGACATGATGCGGCAGCAGCTCATGATGCTGTTTCGCGCGAGCTATCAGGCGAGCACCGACACCGAAGGCCGGCCGCTCACCACGATGGCGGCGACGCTGAGCCGAGCCGAGTGCACCAAGATCGCCAAGCTGTCTTGTCAGCTCGACGGCTTGCTGGCGCCGACGGTGGTCAAAGTCGACGGGGCGGTGGACCCGCTGGCGATGTCCCCGAGCGAGCGCAGGGCGGAGATCGACGAGCTGCTCGCCAAGCGCGAGGCGGCGATGCGCGAGGCGGCAGGAAGGGATGGGAACTGACCGTGGTGATCAAGTGCGCAGTTGTCGGAGGCAGAACGTTCCACACCGGACCGTTCGAGACTCGCCTCTGCCTGGCACATCGCTGTGAGGCCGATTACAGGTTCGGCCCGGATGGCGTTTGGCGCCCAGGGGACGGCGAAACCTACGACGCGACGATCACGGAGATCCGATGACCGACCTGCTCGCCCCGCGGCCGATGACCCCGGCGCAGGTCGCGGACCTCGTCGAGCGCACGCGCGAGAACATGCGGGACATCGGCAGCTCCGACCTCTGCATCGCGACAAGGCTGGCCCGGTTCACCTGCAGGTATGCTGCGGCCGAGGACATCACGCTCCCCGAAGCGTGCCGCCAGGTGATCGCTCTCACTCGGTGCTCGGTCACGCAGTCGGCGGTGTACCGCTGGTGGGATCGCCTCTACCCCAGGCAGCGAAGGCCCGGACGACCATGAACCCCTGCCGATGCTGCGGCGTGATCCAGGTCGGCCTCCGCGCCGAGTTGCGCCGCTGCGTTCTCTGCGATTCCTGCGACCGACGGCACGGCCTCGAGCGCGAGGCGCTGGTCATGGCGCTGTTCGGCGTTGGCCGGCTGACCATGTGGGAGGCGATCGGCCAGCTGATGATCGACGACGCGCACCACGCCGGCATGCTGATGCTCCGCGGATCGCGAGGCGCCGCTGACCTGTGGGTCCCGCGTCCGGTGCCGCGCTGGGCGGTGGTGATCGGTCGAGCGCTCGCGCGCCAGGAGCAGCCCGCGGCCGGGGACGTGGTCGCCGCGGTGATGCAGCGGTACGTGCCCGGGCCGGCGAGCGCCCTTCCCGAGCTGCGCGCCGAGCTCACCGCCGCGCTGCAGGCGTTCGATCCGGACGTGCTCGGCGTCGAGGTCGCGTGCGAGCAGGACGTGCTCGACTCGGGTCACATGCTGATCAACATCCTGCACCGCACGGCTGCCGGGCCGGTGGTAACGCTGTCGCCGGAGGTCGAGATCCCCACGGACATCGGGCGAAGGCCGCGGGGGCAGGCATGAGGGCGCTCACGCTCACGCAGCCGTGGACCGGCCTCGTGGCGAGCGGAATCAAGCTCATCGAGAACAGGCCGCGGTCCATCGTCAGGACCGCGGACTTCGGTGAGCCTTTCGCGCTGCACGCGAGTCGCGAGATCGACGAGAGTGTCTATGGCCGGATCGGCGGGATCGCCCCCGAGCTCAGATCGGACATGGACATCGCCAATATCTCCGAATCGCTGTGGTACCCGCTCTCGCGTATCACGAGCTCGGTGATCGGCGTGGCGACGATCGTTCGCTCGTTGACGCCGGGAGAGGTGGAGACCGGGGCGATCGCTGATCCAGCTCAGGTTCGCTGGTTCTTCGGGCCCGTCGGCTACCTATTGCGCGACGTTCGCGCGCTCGCGACTCCGGTCCCGTGCCGCGGCTGGCAGGGCTTTTGGACGCTGCCGGAAGACATCGAACGCGCCGTATCGGAACAGATCCCGGCGAGGCGCCTCGGCCAAGGCGTGCTCGCGCTCGGGTAGGTCGTGGTCGCCTTCGGGACCGCAGAGGAGGCGCGGCTCACCGCCCTCTTGCGTGCGGACCACGGCGAGTCGTTCCGCGACTTCGTGGCGCGCGTCTCGCCGCACCACAGCATCAAGCGCCACCTCGAGCCGGTCGCCGACCTGTGGGAGCGCACGCGATACGAGCGGGTGTTCGCGTGCGTCGAGCTCCCCCCGCAGCATGGCAAGACCACGACCGGCCTGCACGGGCTGGCCTGGCGGATGGGGCGGGATCCTGTGCTCGCGCACGGGTTCGCGACCTATAACGACAACCTCGCGGCGTCGAAGTCTCGCATCTGCCGACGCATGGCCATCGCGAGCGGCGTGCAGATCCCGCGCGGCGCCGCTGCCGTGCACGAGTGGCAGACGACCCGCGGCGGCGGCTTGCTCGCCCACGGCTACAAGGGCCAGTGGGGCGGCATGCCCATCAACGGCGTGGCGCTCCTCGACGACCTGTACAAGGACCGCAAGGACGCCGAGAGCAAGGTGATCCGCGAGAACGTGTGGGAGTTCTTCACCGACGTCCTCTGGCCGCGCCTGCACCCGCCGAGCAAACGCAACATGGGCGCATCGGTGATCGCGCAGTTCACGCGATGGCATGCCGACGACCTGATCGGCCGGCTGCTGCAGGGCAAGTACAAGGGGTACCAGTTCGAGGAGATCCGGCTCGCGGCGATCTGCGAGGACGAGGACGACATCTTGGGGCGGCAGATCGGCGAGGCGCTCTGGCCCGAGCAGATGCCGATCGACGAGCTCCGCCGCATCGAGGAGAGCTCGGGGCCGTACAGCTTCGCGTCGCTCTACCAGCAGCGCCCGCGGCCCCGCGGCGCCGACATCTTCGGCGAGCCGGCTACGTTCTCGCTCGCGGACTGGCGGCCCGACGAACACCGCATCATCATCTGCTGTGACCCCGCAGCCACCGACGACAACCGCGCCGATTTCTCCGCCGCGTTCGTCCTCGCTGCGAAGGGATTCGGCCTGGACATGAAGGTGTGGATCCTCCACGGCTGGCGCGACCACATCACGGTGCCGGCCGTCGCGCGCAAGCTGTACGAGATCCAGCAACGGCACTGGGGCGACCGCTACCCGGTGCCGATCGCGGTCGAGAGCGTGGGCGGGTTCAAGGCGGTGCCGCAGATCCTGAAGGAGATCGAGCCGCGCCTACGCATTCGCCCCATCAAGCCGAAGGGCGACAAGTTCACCCGCGCGCAGGGCTTCGCGGCGGCGTGGAACGCGGGCCGGGTGCTCGTGCCGATCGACAGCGACCTGTGGTGGGACAGCAAGGCCGCGTGGCCCGACGGGCGTCAGGGCCGGTTCCTGCTGCCGGCGAACGAGGTCACCGGAGAGCGCTTCGCGCGCAAGCTCCGCGCCGGCGTTCAGGCCGGCATCACCTGGGCCGACGAGCTGCTGTGGGAGGCGGACAAGTTCACCGGCGTGGGCGATCTCGAGGATGACCAGATCGACGCGCTCGCACACGGGTATAACGAGCTCCACGATGTCAAGCAACCCAATCGCGGAGAACGTCCTAACCGAAGCGCGTTCGGATGATTCCCCCTTGCGCGAGCACAGTAGCAGTGCTATAAACAGAGCATGAACACGACGACGCAGCTCTCGGCAGGCCAGAAGATCACGAACAGCAAGGCGTTCGTCTCGCCGATCGGCGCCTACTTCGCGGCAGGCTCGGTCTTCACCGTCGAGGTGGTGGGGACGGTCAACACGCGATGCCGAGCCAACATGTGCGGCTCGGTGGTGTGGGTGATGGGAAATGAGATCGGCGACATCATCGCCACCGACGCGTGGCGCTAACCCGGAGGAAGCCATGATGAACACGACGCAGACCGAGACCGACCCGTTCGCCCTCGTAGCCGCTCACATCGAGGCCATCAAGCCCGCGCACATCGCGGCGTGGCGCGGCCCCGTGGTGCGCGGCTACGCGGTCGGCGCGGTCGTGTGGATGTGGGACCACTACAACACCGCGGTGGTCACCGGACCCGGGACCGAGGCCGACCACTGGGCCATCACCACCACGGACGCCGACGGATCGGTGAATGAGTACGAGTACATGTCCGCCCATTTGCGGCCCGCTGTTGCGCCGGTGGAGTTCCGCTGGTGATCTCGGAGACACTCGAGGAATTCCGAGCCCGCATCGCGGCGCGCCTCGACGAGCACTTCGCCAAGTTCGCGCCTGCCATCGCCGCGATCAACGCTGGCATGGAGACCGGCAACCGTAAGCAAGGAGAGCGACGATGAGAGCGACGATCCTGTTCCTGATATGCGCAACGGCATGCGCGCTCGACGTGGCCCCGTCCACGTCCGACAGCACGCAGGCGCTGCAGGTGCCGTGCGACTACGACGACGACGGCAACCCGATCTACTGCAGCGGAGGCGGCGGCGGAGGCGGTGGGGCGCCCGTCAATCGATGCTCGTCGGTCACCTCGAACTGCGATCCGACGCTCCTATTCGGCCTCGCGGACCAGGCGTGCCGCACCGCGTGCCTGGACAGCGCCGCCGTGTGCCAGCCGTCCTACACCTGCCCGGCCGGGACTGACCAGCCGGTGTGCCACCTCGGCTACTGCGCGGACTGGCGATGAAGCTCGAGCACATCCCCGTCCCGGCGTGGTCGCCGCCGCGATGCGGACCCTGGCGGATCCGCTGGACGCGGCCCGACGGCGAGAGCGGAACCACCGCGTGCACCTGGGACGTCCACGCCGAGGCGCAGGCGATGGCGAACGTTGCGAACCGCGTCTGTCGAGAGGGCTGCACGTACGACGTCGTGCCAGCTGGAGACCCATCATGAGCTCAGGTACCAAGGTCGGGCTCATCCCGAATCGCCTCCCCGCCGACCCCCGTACGCGCGGTCGCCTGCTGCGCCTTGCCCAGCGCGGCGCCGAGGTCTGCCACAAGCACCGGGCCGTGCTCCTCGCGCTGATCAGCGACACGGCGGCGGCGGCCTTGGTGGAGCTGGCGATCGCCGAGTCCCGGGCGACGGTCGCCGAGCGCTCGCTCGCTGCGGCGCAGGTGCGGATTGACCAGCTCAAGCGCCAGCTGCGCGAGGAGACCTTCGACGAGCCGACCAGGCAGGGTGACGCCAAGGTCACCGCGCAGCTCCGCGAGCGGTCGTCGCGCACCGACATGATAAAGATCGTCGGCTGATCAACGGGCGCAGTGCCGCTCGCGCTCGCGGGCCATGTTCGCCCCGTGGGTTCCGCAGCGCGCGATGACCGCCTTGCAGGTCGTGCAGCGGATCAGGCGCGAGGCGCGCTCGCGACATCCGGCCGTGCCGCACGCGTGCTTGCCGATGTGGAGCAGGAGGTGGGCGGTGTTGAGCATGGGGCATCGTAGCACGACGACGCTTGACAGCTGAATAGTTGTGCGGTAAACATGATGGATGGGAACAGATATCCATCTCTACGTCGAGCGACGAGATCCATCCACGGGAAGGTGGGGCTTGGTAGCACCACCCGCGACGCCACCCGCAGCGGAGCGAACCACGATGAGAACTAACCGAGACGGGAAGGAGTACGCGTACGTCTCGCCGTTCTGGGGTCCGCACGAGTGCATGTACGATCCGGGGCCTCCCGACGAAGATAGCGACGATCCCGAGTCCGACCGCATGCGGCGTCTTCGCTGGTACCACAATCGAAACTACGACGTGTTCGCCATCCTGACCGGCACCGTCCGCAACGGCGTCGGGTTCGCGGGCTGCGACCTCGGCGACGGGTTCCACGGCATAACCAAGGAGCCCCGTGGAGCTCCCGAGGACGCCGCGAAGCGCTTCAAGAAGGCGACGTGGGACCACAGCGAGAGCTGGCTCGGGCTCGGTGAGATCATGGAATTCAACTGGGATCAGGTCACGCGCAAGCGCGGTGTGATCCCGCTTGCCAGATCGGATGAGCGGGCATGGGGTCACGATGTTTTCTACACCGACTGGCAGGAGAAACGTGGTGCGCCGTCGTCGTACTGTGGCGATGTTGGTGGCGGCGGGACGCGAGTCGTCGATGAAGCGACGGCCAAGCACATCCTGTTAACCGGAGGAGGCACGCAAGGGGTATACGTCCGAGTCCAGTGGACGGAGACCTATCGCGAGGCGGCCAAGGACTTCCTGGCGTTCGTCGATCAGATGCTCTTGCCGCTCGGCGATCCGAATGATACGCGGATCGTCTTCGGGTTCGATTCATAGCGCGGCATGATACCCTGACGGGGATGGCATCCATCCCCGGCTCCATGATCGGCGCCCAGCTCGACAGCCTCCCCGGCGGCCCGGCGCTCGCCGCGGCCACCGCGCTGAACATGCGGCTGCGGTCCGACGCGCCGGCTGGCGGCACCGCGACCGCGCAGCTCAATCTCGCGTCCGACGCGCTCTCACTGACCTGGGGGGACCTGTGCGCGCGGCACCCCGAATGGCTGGGCGACTACTGGGCCGAGTGCCGGGCGCTCTACGCCGGCGGTCAGCGCTTGCTCGCCGATCCAGCGCTGATGAAGCGGCTGTTCCCGCAGAACCTGTATGAGGACGCGGCCGTGTATGAACAGCGCAAGCGCCGCGCCCACTACTACCCGTACCCCGGGACGATCATCGACCACCTGCTGGCCGGACTCGGGACCGACCCGCTCAAGGTCTCATTCACCCTGCTCGATGCCGACGACGGCAAGGCACAGGAGCCTGATGCGAAAGCGAAGTGGTGGCAGGAGTGGGTGTCCGACGTCACCGACGAGGCCGAGCGCCCCGCGGACTACGGGCTCGAGGATACCAACGACGAGGACGAGGACGACGAGGGCGGCCGGTCGATCCACCGCTTCTGCGTCGACACGTTGCGCGAGGCGCTGCAGACCCGCACGGCGTGGGTGCTCGCCGACCTGCCGCGCGCCGGCGAAGAGGAGCCGGGCGAGGGCCTGGACCCGTATCTCCGCCTGATCCCTGCGGAGCAGGTGGTCGACTGGCAGTACGACGACGAGGGCCGGCTGACCTGGGCCATGGTCCTGACGTGCGCGCAGATCCGCCTGACCCCGAAGGATCGCCGCAAGGCCGTGCGCCACACGTTCGTCGTGTGGGACGCCTACCAGTGGCTCAAGTACGTGATCGACGTCGACCCCGCCAAGCCCCCGCACGTGGACGAGGTGTTCCGCCCGATCGACGGCGGCCCGCACGCGTTCGGGCGCGTCCCGCTCGAGTGCCTGGCGTTGCCCGAGGGCCTCTACGCGATGGGCAAGCTCCACTGCCTGGCCAAGGAGCACCTGAACAAGCGCTGCGCGATGGGGTGGGCTGAGTACCGCTCGCTGTTCGCGCAGCTCTACGAGTTCCTGGGGCCGAGCGACGGTTCCCAATCCGGAACGGACCTGCCGACGATCGCGAGCGACCAGAACCGGACTACGAACCAGGTGCGCGGTGTGGGCTACACACAGACGCGCGCGGCCGGCGATGACGCGCGGTACGTCGGGATCGACCCGGCGGTGTTCGTCGCGGCGCGCGAGAGCTGCAACGACGCGATGCGCGAGATGCACCGGGTCATGTTCAGCATGGCGCTGTCGGCGAACATGGACAACGCGGCGCTGCAGCGCTCGGGCGAGAGCAAGCAGCAAGATCATGCGACGACGGCGGTGGTGCTGGATGCGCTCGCGGCGCTGCTGCACCCGTTCGTGCGCCGGCTGTTCGTGCTCGCGTCGCTGGGCCGCGGCGAGGCCGTGCCGAAGGCCAGCATCACCGGCCTGGAAAGCTTCGACGTCACCGGCGTGAACGACGCGATCGCGCTGGCGATCGACGTGTTCAACGGGATTCCGCAGAAGAGCCCGCGGTTCGCCGAGTTGTTCCTCTCGAAGACCTACGGGACGATCCTGGGCGACGTGCCCCAGGATGACGCCGAGCTCATCCGCGAGCAGATCCGCGAGAGCCTGACGGCGGAGGAGATGGCGGCAGAGGCGATGCAAGCCGCGGCGACCGCAGGCGGGGCGGTGCAGCCGGGCGCGAATCCACCGGCCGGCGCTGGTCCGGTGCCACCAGCGCAACCCAAGCCCGCAGCGAAGCCGGCGCGGGCCAAGAAGTGAGCTCAGCCCTTGATGGCCTTGGCAGGCGCCGGGAGTCCGCGCCCGCCGCCGGTCAGGTTAACCGTGGCGCCGGCCGCACGCCCGGCCACCAGACCAGAGCGGCTCGAAATCTGACCGATCGGCGTTGCCTTGCCAAACGAAGCGGACCGCCGCATGTACGCGGCCTCCACCTCTGCTCGGTCATGGTCGATGATCGCGAGCGCCTGCGTCTCGCGGCTTGTCTGGTTCGCGGTGTCCGGTCCGGTCAGCGCCGCTGCGGCGGCAACGTCGGATCGCTTGTTCGTTTCTTGTTCAGAGGCCTGCCTGCGCAGCCGCTTCGCGATCACGCCGGATGCACCGACACGAAACGCGTTCTTCCACGAGCGGGCCGGCTGATCGTAGCCAGCGTCGCGCCGTGCAAGGTGACCGATCGGACCATCCCAGGCCTCATCGGCGAGCCGGTCGACCTCACGGTAGAGGTACTGGCAAAGGTAGTCCCAGGTCCGGATCGCGCTCGTGCGCCCCATGCCCAAGATCTTCCCTCCACAGCTGAACATCTCGATCCCGAGTGCCTGGGCGGCACCCGAAGCGATGAACACCTTCCACGCCACGCGCCGGCCTTCGGTCTTAGTTCCCGTGATGCCCTCCTCGACGATCGGCTCCGCATGGCGCTCGGAGTCGGTCACGCGGAGCATGGCTTCATTGAGGTCGTGCTTGCGCATGAGCTCGGCGGCACGCGCGGCTGCCGCCGCTGCCTCGTGCTCGTTGCTGCTCTTGCTGAGTTCCAGGAGCTTGCGAATCCGATCGACGATTTGGCTCGGTGCGTTCATGCTCGAAGCGTAGCACCGCGGTAAACTATGTCAAGCGCCAAGGTCGAAGCCGTACAGCGTCTGGTCCGCGAGTCGGTCCAGGCGGTGGACGCGCTCTCGCCGGTGGCGCTGCGGGCGGTGCTGCCGGCGCTGCGGGCGGTGCGCGACGAGCTGCAGACCGACGTCCGGGGCTGGCTCGACGGCGCCGACTACCGGGGCGCGTTCACCGCGCTGCAGCGCACCGGGATGTTGCGCGCGCTCGAGGGCACCTTCGACCGGGTCAGGGAGCTCGACCCGGCGATGGCTGGCGCGCTCGCGGCGGGGCGGCATGCCACGGGGCCGCTGGCGATCCACAACCTCGACACCGAGATCACCCGGTTGTCGGCGATCTTCGGGAATGGCATGCCACAGCTCCCCGACATCAAGACGGCGGCGGTGCTGGCGCAGGGCGACAAGCTGCTCTGGCGCCGGCACGAGAGCTCGGCGAAGCGCTACGCCGGCCAGGTCGGCGACGACATCAAGCACCTGCTCGCGGTTGGGGTCGCAAAGCACGAGAGCATCGAGCAGCTGGTCGCGCGCCTGCGCAAACTCGGCCCGGGGCCGCGTGTGGTCGGCGGCGATCCCGGGGCAGACGCGGCGCGGATCGCGGAGGGGATGTTCGCGCGACACCGCTGGTGGGCCGACCGGCTCGTGCGCACCGAGACGATGCACGCCTACAACGTCCAGCACGACGTTGCGACGGTGCACGCGAATGAGAACCGGCCCGACGGCGAGCCGGAGTACGTGCGGCGGTGGGACGCGAGCATGGACAGCCGGGTGTGCCCGATCTGCGCGGGGCTCGATGGCAAGACGGCGCCGATCGGCGGCATGTTCCCAGGCGGCTACGACAGCCCGCCCGCACATTCGTGCTGTAGATGCACGGTGTTAGCCTGGAACCCAGCCTGGGGCGAGATGCGCACCGCGACCGACGCGCGCGCCGCGGCGCGGCCCGAGCCAGAGCCCGAGCCGATCAGGCACGAGGACGGCCCGGTGGCGATCGAGAACCGCGCGGCCGACCACGCGCCCGACGGCTGGCGGATCGGCGTGGGCCGCATCCACGAGCACGCCACCGAGGTCCCGGACGTCGTGCCGACGCAGCCGGCGGTGGTCGCGCGCGAGCACGTGCCCGAGTCCGCGTACCGCGCAGCAGCCGAGCGCGCCGCGGCGAAGCTGGTCCAGGTCGTCGAGGCCGCGGAGAAACGCGCTGCCCCGGAGGCGGAGGCGGTCATCTGGGAGCACAAGAAGAACCCGAAGCGTGTGGAGGCGGCGAGAAAGGCGGGGGAGGCTTCCGTGGAGCGCCGGCGCGAGATCCATTCGGCTGTTGCGAGCAATCTGCCGCAGGAGCTGCAAGCGACGTGGGGCAAGGAGGGCCACAAGTTCATGCAGCAGGAGGCGGCACGGATCCGCGGCGTCAAGGATCCCATCAACGCGGCGTCCAAGATCTCCGAGGCGTTCGCCGAGCAGTACGGATCTGGCAGCGAGACCTCACGCGGCTACGAGGGGGACAGGTACCACCGGCGCGCGGAGATCGAGGCGAAGCATGCCGAGTCGTGGGCGGACGAGCAGGAGAAGAAATACTACGCGGCGGCGGCGCGCTCCGAGCGTCAGGTTCAGCCGGCGAGGGCGCCGCGGACGTCGCAGAAATCGAAGCATGACGACGATGTCCCGTTCTGATACAGTAAACTCGATGAGTCAGCCAAGCGCAGTGGTCCTGCGTCGAGCGGCAGCGATGGCCACGCTCGACGCCCGGGCGGCATGGAAGGAGGCGCGCGCCCATCCCGACGAGAAGCGCACCAGGGCCGCGTTCCGCCAATGCGTGCTAGCGGCTCGGATGATGCGCCGAGCAGCCGGCACGCTGGCGGCCGGTGGCGATCGGCGGCGACGGATGACGGCGGATGCCGAGCGGATCAAGGCTGCCGCAGACGATCTCAAGGCGCGGCTCGTCCGCATTGTCGAAGACGGCTCGGCGTGACCCGGGGATCTGCCAAGGGCGCGCCAGGTCTCACCGGCCCGGCGCTGGGGGTGGCCGTTCGGGGAGCCGAAGTAGCTTGACATAGTTTGTAGCGGTGCTATGTTGATGGCATGAATACCTCCATGGAACGCGCTTCGCTGCCGCGTATCGTCCGATTCCTCGGTGTCGATGACCACGGGCCGGGCGGATCGGCGAGCTGCCCGCACTGCGGCGCCACCGGGCGCTACGTGATCCGATTCCAGGTCGAAGACGGACGGCAGCTTGGTGCGATGCGCGGCTGCGTCAAGCTGTTCCCGGTCACCGAGCTGGCGCGGCAGCACGAGCACTTCGTGGCCAAGCAGACGCGATACTCGGCGCAGCGACCGCCGTGGAAGCTGAATGCGCTTGATGCCGAGGCGCTGCGCGGAATCGAGGAGGCGATCGACGGCAAGGCCGACGTGCATCAGGCTGTCATCCGCGCGCAAACCGCCCGCAAGATCGCGGCGATGTCCGCAAGGAGGAGACGATGAGCAAGATCACCCACGATGCGTCTGGACGAGAGCTGTGCGGGACATGCGCTCCAGGTACCGAGGAGGCCAACCATCCTGTCGGGATGATCTTCGTCGGCTGGGGGCATGGATGGCAGCCATGCAAGACCTGCGGCGGATCTGGGCTGGCGAGTACCAAACATTGCTCGGACAGTCATTGCGAGCTGCCGTTTGGTCACACCGGCGCGCACCGGATGGGCCTCTACATCAGGGTCCAAGACTGAACGTCCGCCGGGCTTCCTGTAGACGCCGTGCGGTAAACGCGCCAAGATGTCACAGGAGCATCATGGCACCCAAAATCAAGAAGCCGGACGACGACGACGACACCGAGACTGACGACTTCACCGAGGCGCAGCTGAACAAGCTGGGCGGCCTGGTGAACGCGGCGGTGAGCAAGCAGCTGGGGCGCCAGCTGGACAAGGCGGTGGGCACGGCGCTGGCGCCGCAGCTCGCCGAGCTCAAGGAGCTGATCCAGGGCAAGGCCAAGGCGGCGCCGGCCGGTGACGAGACCGAGGACGACGAGACCGAGGATCCCCCGGTGAAGCCCGCGAAGGGCAAGACCGGCAAGCAGCCCGCGCGCGCGGCCGGCCCGGATCCGGCGGTCGCCGCGATGCAGCGCGAGCTGGCGCAGATCAAGGAGGAGCGGGCCAGGGAGCGCACCCAGGCCGCGGCGGCGCAGCGCGACGGCGCGCTCCGTGACCACCTGGGCAAGCTGGGCGTCAAGCCCGAGCTCATGCGCGGCGCGGTGGCGATCCTCCGCGAGTCGACCCGCCAGGATGAGAAAACGGGCGACTGGTCGTACGTGGCGCAGCGTGACGGCTACACCGAGGAGCTGGACCTGGGCGCCGGCGCCAAGGACTGGATCGGCACGGACGAGGGCAAGGCGCACGTCGCCGCGCCGGAGAAACCGCGTCCGGGTGGGACCGGCATGCCGCGCGTGATCGGCGGCAACGGTGGCGCTCGTCCGGCGGCGAGCGGCGACGCGAAGACCGCCAAGGCCCAGAAGGTGGCCGGCGCGTACGAGCAGCTGGCGCAGGCCGCCGGGGCGCTGGTGGCCGGCGGTGACCTTCCGAGCAGTTAGCGGTTAGGCGAAGAACGAAGCCAGCGCGGGCCAAGAAGTCAGCTCAGCCAATCCCCATCTGTCGCCGTTCGGCCTGCGCATCCTGGGCGTGGCCGCCATGGCCAGACTCGTACGAGCATCCGCCGGGCCGAGCGGCGCAGTCGATCTCGGCCTCGCCACAGTCGTCGCAGATCGGCAGCAGGTTGCACGCGTCGCACCACAAGGTGGCCGTGCCGGCGGCCTTCGGGGCACGGCACTTCGCGCGGTCGCAGGTGGTGTTCTGATAGGTGGGCTGAGCCGGTAGGTTCATCGTGTTCATCACGAGAACAACATAGCACTGCGGTAAACTATGTCAAGCCTGACCGTCGCGCCAAGTTCAGCAGCTACCGCAGCCGCTGAGCCCAGTGTGACACCCGGTCGCCTCGCTCGGGCAC